CCATGCCAGGAAAGCGTGTTTTGTATGATGGTTGGTCATACATACCCAACAAAATCATTTCTTCAGAAGTGTCTTTTAAAATTTCTGCATCAATATAACTAGCAAGTCCTTCAAGTTTGTAAGGTGCTAACATAGCAGTTAACTTATCTTTAGCCTTGATTTGAGAAGCAACTTTTGCTGCTTTTGCTTCTGCTGCTTTATCGGCTGCTGCTTGTTTAGTTGCAGCATCAAACTTAGCCTGTTGTGCAGCAAGTGCATCAGAAATCATTTTTTGAACTTGGTCTGCTTGTAAACCTTGTTGCATTGGTGGAATAATTGGTTGTTTTACAACTGCTTCTCTTTTAGTGGCTTTATTAGTAATTGGGTCATAATCATAGCCAAGGGCATCGTAATCTTTTGTTATCTTATCTAACGCTTTATCAAGACTACTTTGTGCTGCGGTTAAAGTTTTAAAAGCAGTGGCACCTAGTGGAGTACTTGTATCAATATCAGATATTTTTCCAGTAGCAATAGGTTTTTGGGGAGTAACACCAGCACCTTGTAAAATTTGCTGAGTTTGTTGTAATCCAGTATCAGCAAGTACATCAGCAAAGGCTTTACGGACTGCTGCTTCCTCTTTAGACATTTTTTTAGTAGCCATTATTTTAAGTACTGCATCCTTCTAAGCACATTGGCTCCTATTCCTTCATAGGTACGAGTAGCATTTTCAGTGTACTGCCAACGCTCATCTGCTTTAATAAGTTTCTCTGCATCCCATGCAGGGCGTTGTACTACCTTGCCAGTTTTCTCATCTACCATGGTAAAGATTTTTCCATCTTTCCATAGTGGGTCATTCCAATCTAAAGTATCTTCATCTACTTCAAGTAGGTCAGCCCATTTCTTGCGTTGCAATGAAGTTACATCCCATAAAGTACGACCAGTAGCAAAGTCATCGGAAAAGAATGGATATAACAAAGCCTGTTGGTCAGCAATTTCTTTTTTAATTGCATCATCAGTTGTTTTAACTCTTATGCCTTGTGGTGTTACGGTTCCAATAAGTCTGCTTAAATAGTTATTAGCAGTAGTTTGGCTTATATCTACACCCATTAATTTACCATAAGACTTAATATCATTTATCTTAGATTGATATAGTCCACCACCAGATTTAGAAATTATATCTGAATTGCCAATGATGGTATTTTCAATATATGTAGCATCCCAGCCATTTAAGAAAGATGCTTCGGCAAGACTGCTTAAATATGACCCGATGGTAGGGTCAGAGGCATTAAGACCAATACCATTGGCTACGCCAGATACTGTAATTTTATATTCGTTTAATTTATTTTGATACCAGTTTTCACCGTATCTATATCTGCCTGCAAGATTAGCAGCAACTGTTGGACCTTTGCTTAGGTACCAATCACTGCTACTAATCATATCTGCAATAGCATCTGCAGATTTAATAAATTCACCAGTTATTGGGTTTCTTACAGCATCGTAAATAGCCTTTAGTTGTGGCTCATTTTTTAATAAGTTAATAATCCAAGTTGCTATAGGAGGTGTTTTTTCAGCCATTAGCCTCTAACTCCTAACGCTTTTTCAAGAGCAGAACCAAAAACGCTTGCTGTTTGGAACTCTGCATAAAGTGGGTCTTCTTGAGCACGCTTCTTAATTTCGGCTGCAGCCTCTGCCTCTCCAAAACCAGGAGTTGTAACAGTAACTCTTTTGCCACCAATAGTTTTAGTTTCAGTTTTTGTAGGCTTTTTAAGTTGTTGTTGCTTAACAAACTCTGCAAACTTTTCTGCTTGTTCATCATCAACAATAGTGCCAGTATATGCTTCTATGCCTTGTTTAAACAAAGCCTTAGAATTTTCAGCCTTCATCAACTGTGTCTGGTATGAAGGTCCACCAGAACCACCACCCCATAATCCACGCTGGATATTTAACAAATCATAAGGGCTAAGTTTTTGACCAACACGATTATTTTCTAGGGATAGTTGACCCCATGTTTCCCATTGTTTTTTTAATTCAGAAATACCAGCATCGGCGCTAACAACTCCAGAATCTACAAGAGTTTTCTTCCAAGCATTTAACTCGGTTGGATTGGCAATAGGAAATTGTTGCTTCCATTCTGTTAATGATATGACACCTGATTCAGCGGCAGTAGGTTTTCTGCGCCGTGTTTTAGTTTCGCCACCAACATATACGCCTACATTTCCCATGGCTGGTAACATGTTTGCACCAAAAATTGCTTGAGCATTAAAGTTAGGATTCTTTAAAATTTGTTGCCCTGCCTGAGTATTCAATAATGCTTCAACATCAACTCCAGTTGCTTCTAATTGAGCAAATTGCATTTGTGCATTTAAATTTGTTTGTTCTTGTAATGCTTGCTCTTGAGCAGCGGTTTGTTCTTCATCTGCGCCAAATAGGTCAGTTAGAATATTAATTCCAGTAGCGGCAGCAGCAGCGCCAATAACCCTTTTAGGAGTAATTACTTTACGCTTTTTAACTACTTCACCAGCAACCTCTGCACTTGTAGTTTTTGCCTTGCGAGCGCTTACAGCCTTGGCTAAACCTTTAACAGCCTGAACACCTGCTTTTGCTGCAGTGCCAACACCTGCTGCAATGCCTGCTTCACGGATTTCTGTAAAGCCTCTTTCACGAAATAATGTTAATTTTTCTGGGTCGTCAAGGTCTTTGAGAAGACCGCTTAATTCATCTTCCGAAAACATATCTTTGTAGTTAGGAAATTTATCCTTAATAAGTTCTAGTTTTTCTTTATTGGTCATATTCCTATCCCAAGGTCACAGGGTCGTTTTGTAAAAAGCGGTTGAAAAAATCTTCAAACTCTGGCGAACCAGTTTTTAATTGATATATCACTGAGTTCCAATATCCATCTAAATCAGCATTATCTTTTGCAGCAAGTGTAGATGGTGCACCGTAAGCCTTACGAGTTTCTAACTCACGGGCTACTTGTCCTCTTGCTTGTAGGTAAACAGCCATGGCTTGTACTACTTGACGATTACCATTATCTGCCATCCAGTTTGGATTAGATAACATACTACGCATAGCCTGCATCCTATAAATCCACTTGCCTCTATCCACATTTAGATAATCAGCCTGCCAGTCAGAGTTTCTTTGTGACAAGTCAGCAATCATTAATTGCTTAAGAGCCTGTAATTCTTCAGCACCTGATTCTGTATATGATTGATAACCCTGTGCTTGCAGTTGTGAGTCTAGTAAGTTCATGTTCTTGCGGAACTCAATCCAGCCAACTTTAATATTAGCATCACGCTTAAGTTGTGCAGGGTCACGGCGTTCACGGAATTTATCAGTTGAACCAGGAACTGGTGCATTTCCATATTGCCATGCGTATACAGCCTCTGAAAAGTCATATTTGCCATCTGGGTCATTAACTAAAAACCCAATCATTTCAGGTGATGTCTGACCAATTTGACTTACCAAGTCGCTATATTTTTTGATATTACCAAATGCTTTTTGTGATGCTTGAGCGCCAGTTGGGTTGAAAGAAGCACTAACCAAGGCTGGACCCATTTCTGGGTACATTTCAAGGAACAACACTTCAGCATCTCTACCATAAACATCCTGTAACTTACGGAATTGTTGTGAGTAGAAACTTAGTGGTGAATCATATTGAGCAGCAAATGGCATTACAAGGTTAGATAGAATACGAACCTTATAGAAGTCATTGGTTAATTTAGATACTTCTTCAAGGCTTGGCATCTTTTCACGCTCGCCCAAGTTATATTTAATTAACTCATAACGATAAACAGTATTAAATGTACGACTCCATAGTTCATCCTGTCCTGCAACAGATGCAAGTTTTTGTGCTGCAGGTGGAAGCAACTGGCGTAGCACGCCTTCTTGTGTACCAAAAGGTAATACTGGAAGAACTGAGGATGTAAATATATCTTCTAAATCTGGCTTAGCCTTAACCAATTCATTAACTGGTAGAACTACTAAAGGACCAAATCCTGCTAGGTATTCACCTTGGAATAGAACATCAAGGCTTCGTACTGGAATAGATACCTGCGTACCAGTGGCACGGATGGCAGCAGCCATGCCTTTGCCCCATACTGGAATCTTCTCAATAGTACTTATTGCACCCTCTGACATAGGCACAACAATCTTATTGTCATAAGAAAATTCATTTGTTTGGTTGCCATCTTTATCAATAATATTTGGTTGATTGCGAAGCGATGAAACCACTTGTCCAGCACGGGCAACAACTGCAGGGTTTTCGCTGGCAAGTCCACTCCAACGGCGAATGGTATTTTCCCATGCGTTAAAGAACGGCATAATAAACCGCATCTTTTCACCTGCATAAGACTTGCGAATAATCGTAAATAGTGTTTTGTTAACTTCTTTACGAGTACTTTCAATTACATCTTTGCGTAGGTTATTAACCTCATCTACAGTTAATTCAGCCTTTGCGTTACCAGTGTTTAAACGCTTAGTTGATAATGCGGTATCAAGTCTGTTTTGATAATCTGAACGGTATATTGCTCTAGCCAGTGGATGACGAGCAAGGGTTGTTTCAGGTAATGAGCCAAGAAAGTAAAATGCTTTGTCAATAACCTTAGCCGTAGCATCCATAATGTTACGAGCCTGTGGGCTGGTTGGAACAATACGACCTACAATATCTGGTAATTCAGTAGCATTTTTAAAGTGGTTACGCAACCATATTTCAGTTACTTGACCAGTACGAAATGCCTCTTGCATTTGTGTATCTGGTAAGTATCTATTAAATGCACTATATAAATCACCAACAAAATCTTCTGCTTCTATACTTGCGTTTAAACGCTCTGATGGTACTTTAATACCAGGAACATCAATGTTAAATCTACGGGCATAACCTATATTTTCTGGTTTACGCAACCATTTAACTATTTCCTCTGGGCGTGCACCATTTAACATTTGTTCAACTAGTGGGTCTATACGACCATCAGGAGAACGGAAAAAAGTATTAAGTTGATTAGCCCAACCAGAATAGTAATCTGGCATATTAGGGGTTAGTACATCTTCAACAAAGTTATTATGTTCAGCAGCAAAAAATTGTGATGGGTGGTCTACAAACCTACGGTATGAGTCTGTATTGTCAGTACGGTCATATAGAATCTGACCTAACTCACCACGGAAAGCATCATCAATTTCTACTTTAGTACCATCATAAAGAGTTACAATTCTACGACCTGTGCCCTGTATTTGTTTAGGCGCACCAATACGGGCTTCTTCAACAACACGAGCATCTAGTTTAACAAGTAAGTTTTCTAAATTCTTTTTAGAGGTAGCCTGCATATCGGCAGCCTCACGAACAACTTGTGCTAAACCTGCGGTTGGATATTCTCGTTTACTGGAGAGGGACTCGGAGAGTTCTGCAATGCGTTCTCTAGTGCTCTTGCCGCTAAGATTTGGGCGAATTCCTTGCGCTCTTGCGGTGACATTTCCGACACTGGCTTGGGTGCCTTGACCCAGTGCAAACCTTGCGGTTGCTCTTTCATCGCCTGTTCCTCTCGTTACGATAAATGCGTTATCCCAGTCACCTCTAGTAATAGCAGCCAAATCTGCAATCGCTTTTTGGTTTCTTTCTACGCCAAGTTTAACAGCCTCGGCACGGTCCATAATAACATTAGTTGGCTCAGCCCAGATATGTGGCACGCCGTCAATATCTTCAACCCATGTACCAAAGTGGTCTGCTTTACCAAACTTTTCAAGGTTCTTTTCAAAGTGTGCTGCTACTGAATCAATCCAACCTTGTGGATTTGTTGCAGCATCTTCTAAACGGAAGGTATGGGTAGCACCACGAATGGCTACTGAAATACCTGTAGTTGGTACATCGCCTGAAAAGTCAAATGTACCACCTTGATTTTTAATGGTACGCTCAATAATACTAAGCATCCTTGGTTCATTACCAAGTATTTGTTGTTGTCTTTTAACAGAATCAAGTCTGCGTTGAGTAAGAGTTACAAACGGACTCTGACCAAAACCTTCTACCATTTCAGGGTCTACAAGAACTGTAGCCCTACCATTAGCCTTATTATCAGGTAAAGTTACTTTGCCAATTCCATTGGCACGCATCCAATCAAGAAGTGCTTTTTCTTTGCCTTCCCATGCAGCACGGTTACGAGGTGTACCTTTTTCAATACCAAGAACAGTTTTAAGTTCTGGGTAATCAACAAGGTTTAAACGAGGGCTGCGTAAGTTTTCTGTACGAAGGTCAACTTCAAGTCCATAAACCTTTTGTCCAATTATTGCACCTTGATTACCAGGCTTACGGATTCTAAATTCTGCGGTAGTGAGTAACTTTTGAGATACTGTATTTGGGTCAACAGTTGTCCATCGACCAGTTTGTGGGTTTAGTACCTCAACAACATTTCCATTATTTACAGTATTAATAAATCCTTCACGCATATCTGCACCAATGGTTTGCATTGATGGTGATACTTGGCGCTTAGCAACTTTAGGTGTAATTGCTTCTAAAGTTATTACTCTAATTGGTTCATTGCCAAAACCAAAACCCATAAATGGAATAAATTCTGATTTAGCAACTTTATATTTTGTACCTGCTGGTAAAAGAACTTCTTCTTCTCGCATAGCATGTGCTGATTCGCTTGAACGAAGTGTTTGTTGATATGAATTAAACGGGGTAAAACCTTCTCGTTCACTTCTATAAACTATATTTTCATTAAAGTCATTATATGTTTGTTTAATATCTAAGCCAGGGTGACCTTTAGGTAAAGCAATTTTGTATACTACTGGCTCGCCACCTTTATAGTTAGCAAACTTTACTGCTTGAGTACCACTTTTACTTGTAGATACAAAACCTTTATCTTCAACAATGTCGCCAACACTTAAAATTCTATCGCCAAATTCAGCATTTGCAGTTGAACCACGATAAACAACTGTCGGTTTTTTAATAACACTTCGTTGAATTGCTCGCTGTAATACTGATGGAAGTTTTAAATCATAAGGGTTTAAATCTTGTGTTACTTCTAAACCACCCCTTAATTGATTTTGTTGGGTGCTAAAGTTTCCACGAACATATTTTTGAACTTGTCTAAAATCACTTTCTGGCATTTGGGCAAAAACTTTTGGAGTGCCAATTTCGCCACCAGGAGCAAGTTCTAAATTCTTAGGTAATGGATAAGCACGACCAGTTAAACGCTTGTATATTTCAGATGCAGATATTCTAGGCATACCAGCCTCTGCATACTGCTCTGCAATATCTTGACTATATGACATAGCCAATGGTCTGTTTTTATCTAATGCTTTAATTGGTGTGGTAGAGCCATGGTATAGATATTGACCTGTTAGATACTCAGAAAGTTCAAGTAATTCTTTGTATTGAGCCTCGTTTAATTTACCCTGCAAGAATAAACGCTCTGCTGCTTGGGCATAAAGACGAGCCTCATTAATAACTTTTTCAGTAGCAAAAATCTCAGATTGAGTTTCTGCAAGAGCACGGCGAATTTGAATTGAATCTTCACGCAAACCTTTATTTACTAAAGTTCTATCTGCAAGACGCTCTATGCCTTGAACTCGGTTGTTATACCAAGACTTAAATCCATCTCGGTTTAAATCACCAAGGGCTAATAAACCATAACCTTTACCAAGAATAGAAAGTGTCGCTTCGCTAACATTTCGTATGGTGTAGCCAAGGCGTAGAAGTACTGAAGCCTTCCACATATCATTTAAAATACCAGTTACATAACGCATTGAATCGGGGTCTATAATTTCACCCTTACGACCTATTGACTTTAGTACACCCTTATTTGCTTCAAGTACACGAGCATAGTTTTCTAGGTCTACCATTGGTAGTGCGTTAGCACCTTGGCGTTCTAGGTAAGGAATCTTAAGAATAACATCATCATTGGTCATCAAGAACTTACGGTCACGAATAGTGTCTAACGCAGTTTGACGGCGGGATTTATATTGATTCCAAATAAACAAACCTTGTTCATCAGTTAATCCAAGTTTTCTATTAACTGCACTAACGGCTAAATCTTCAAAAGATACTGCAACTCTTGAGCGTAATTCTGGTAAACCACCAGCACGAAGGTATGCTGTTGTGTGTTCATTAACTACTGGTTGTGCTATTTCTGGACCAACTAAACGGCGAAGTTGCTCGCCAAAGGCTCGCATTTCTGAGAATGAATCAGAGTCGTTAAAGTTAACATAACCTGCTGGCTTTTCTTGAAAGGTATCGCCAATTTTTTTAATACCAAAATTTACAACCGCAACAAGTGGGTGATACTTAGTTGGTTGTATAACTCCAACAGTTGGAAACTTAGTAGGTTGGTCTATGCCTTTAATTCTTGCTGCTTTGCTTTCAGCACGGCTAATAGCCAACTTTTCAAATACTGGCTTACCAAATGTACGCTTACTTAAATCTGCAGGTTTTGCGTTAAATGACTTAATCATACGGTAGTATGGGTCAGCCTCAATTTGCTTTACTAACTCAGTGGCTGTATCTAGTTTATTAACATCATCTACAATACCATTGGTAGGTACATTGTCTAAAACTCTTTTATCTAAATCTGTTGTGTCAGCAATTTTATCAAATACAAATGCTAAGTCACGGCGTTTTGCAATTAAACGAGCAGCAGCAGAACCTACTTCTTTATTTGTACCAAGACGAGCAGTTGCAACCAAGGTATCGGCTACATCATCTACAGTCTTTGCTTCACCTAGCAAATAGGCTAAAGTATCTGAATCGTTAGATTGCTGAACCATTGGATGGTTACGGATAGAAACTCTATCTGATTTGGCAAACCAAGAAAGCGTAGTATAAAGTTCGCCGCCTTCTTCACGACCTTCGTTAATTGTCTTAGCCAAAGTTTGCGGAGATATAACTCTTACTGAACGCAAAGTTTTTGGCATTAAAAAATCTTTTAATAATCTATTTGCATTTGTATCTGTCGCACCTAATGGGCGAGTAACAACTGCTTTACGAGCAAGACCTGCTGCTTTACCCAATTTACCAAGTGGGTCAGTTACTGTTGTAAAAAATGTGTCGTAGGCACCACTAAGACTTTTAGCAGACCAATCTTCATCAAATACTTTACGGTCATTTGGGTCAAATATATTAAAATCACCAGCAGCCAGTTCGTCAGGACCTAATAGTCCAAAGGACCATTTAGATTGCAAATATGATAATGCTTGTCCTGGGGAAATTTCTTCACGATTTTCCCAAGCCTTTTTAGCATCGGCAGTACCAAGAGTTGTTAGTGCTGCAGATAATGGTTCTCGTAAGTATCTACCACCAGTTTCATAAGAAAGCATTGCTGCTGGTAATAAAACCTTTTCAACTGCTGCACCAACTGGCTTACGAATTGGATAAGTTGATGCCATTAATGTAGTTCTAAAAGCGTTACCCGCAAAGTTAAACGCATCGCCTACCCAATTTTTATCATTGGATGACACAGAAGCAAGGTCAAACATCATTGATGGTAAGCCAATATCGTTGGCAAACCCGTTACCTTGCAGTTTTTGCGCTGCGTTTCCGAGTATGTCGCTAAAACTCATAGTACGCTCTTTAAGTACCTTACATAATTACGATAAGAGTTAGAGGTAGTTGGTAATTCTGCAAGTACTGCTAAATATGGAAGTGCTTGACGCATACGGTCAGCGTCTTCACCCATGGCAGTTTGGTCTGTAGCGTACATGCTATCAAGTCCTTCAGTTGCACCCATGCGTACATCTTCATCAGGGCGCATTGTTGGTGCAGTTAAAGATACAAACGGTTCTTGTCCAGTGGTGCGAAACGAACGATTTGCTGATGGTGATTGTTTAATTGCAGGATTTTGACCTGACATTGCAGCACTTGTTTGTAAATCATAAAAATCTTGTGCACCATCAATGCCTGCTGTATAACGAGCAGGTTGTCCATTGGTACCAGCGCCACCAGTTGCGGACACTTGGAAATTTTCGTTTTTAGCCTTAGCCATGTTTCCTCCCACCTAAGTTCGGATATTTAATATTATGAGCAGTTTTGAAACATGCTCAGGTTTTTTAATTACTTACTGCGTGAACCACGAGTTCCGCTTGGATTGCTTGAGAAATATGTCTTGCCACCCTTTGATGATGCTTTCTTAGCCAACATTGGTTTTTGGGTTGGAGCCTTGCCTGCTGAACCTTGGTTCTTAGGCTTCTTTCCTCCTGATAGGGACTTCTTCATTTATTCACCCCCTTACGCAACTGGTAGTCGTCTTACGAGGGAAGCCTGAAGATTAGGTTCACCTCTTTGCGTTAAACTTGCTAAAAGCGATTGAACATCTGGGCGACCACCTGGAGCAATTTGTCCAGGAGCAACACCTTGCATACGACCAGTTTCACTTAAACCCATTGGAAGTTGCCCCTCACCTGGAGGGACCGCACCTGCCTGCCCAAGAAGTTCGGGACTTACGCCTTCAGGGGTCATCATCGCACCAGGTGGGGGATTCTGTGGTTGGAACGCCTCTGATACTGCTTGTTCAATAGGCGTACCCTTTTGGCGTTGGTTAATGACTGTAGAAAGTTTGTACAAAATATCTGAAGGATTTTGTCCTTGAGATGCAAGTGCTGGAATTGCTTGAGCATAAGAGGCAATAGCCTGCTTCATTGCATCACGCAAATCTTCAGTATCAACTTTTTCTTCTTCTTGTGTTGCATTAAAGGAGAATGGCATTTGACGGCGTAGGAAATCACGAGAGATTAACTTATCGCCACGAGCCTGTAATCCAAATACTAATGCACGGTTTGGGTCAAGTCCTGCCATCAATCCGTATTGAACATCAACGGTGTAATCACCATCAATATCACGGGATGGCTTATATTTGATTGCGTATGGAACTCCATTGCGTGTACCACGCAAAGTTTTTTCCATATTGTCAAAAACTTTTTCATCTACCTTAAGTGCCAAGCCAACAAGTTCTACAAAGGCACGGGCAAACATTGCGTGTGCTGATTTAATCTGGGTATCAAAGCCACCCATAAGAGCCTGCACGCCACGACCTGTGACAATAGAGGCATCAATGTTTCCTGTGCGTGACTCAGGATAACGAGAACCTAAACGAAGTTCTCCTTCAAGTACTTGCTGTTGAGCAAAAGCACCTGGTGGTATGTCAATAGAGAGTCGGCGAACATCTGAAGGTCGTTCAGTTCTGATAACAGCGTCTGGTCCAAGGGCTAACTCACTTACATCTCGTGGGGCAACAAGTGGGGCTTGAACTGCTTTAGTAGCAGCCTCAAGTGAAAGGAGTGCATAACGAGCCTTGGCAACTTGAATTGCAAGTACATCGTCAAACTGTCCTCTCGCTTGTGAATCTAATGATGGGCGTTGTATAACACGAATAAGAACTTCACCAATAGGATTTGGCGCTCTATCAATAACCAAGTTACTTCTTTGTGGAACAAACAAGATGTCTTGGTCTTTATCATGGTAGCGAACAATTTCTAACATTGAGTTGGTAGAGTCTTTGTCATACAACAAATGTGCATACTCTGGGTATGCTGCCATTAAATCAGCCAAAGGTTTCTTAATTCGTTGATACATGCCATGGACTTTGCCGAAGCGGTCAATGACTGGATAGCAACCATAGGAATCTAAGAAACGGATTCTTGGCATATTGTTTTCTAAGTCAACCTCAACCTGTGCTGGTACAAAACCGTATGAAACATAACGGTCTGCAGCGTCAAACATTTGAGTTTGCAAATCAGAAAAGTCAATAATTCCATTTACGATTTCTTCACGCTTATCAGCCTTCTTGCGTTCTTTATCAGAAACCATAGTTGGTGAATTACAGTTGAAAGCAGGAAGTGGTGCGATTACCTCAGATAAATCACGGGCTGCAATGTCAACCATATTTGCAACAATAGGGTTTTCAAATGGACCATCTGGAAATAAATCAGGGTACACATCACGCATACGACCTTTACGAACAAGCAGGATTTGCTCCATACGAGTATCTCGTTCAGCGTATGCTTGCTTGTAACGGTCATAATTATCTTTAATTGCTTCTAGGGAAAGTGGCACACCTAGTCCTGTTCTATGAGTATATGTCGTCTAGTTGGACAGTTATTTGTCTTGCTTTGTCGTAGCGAGTGTGGAACATGCTTATGCTGTTATGACTACGGGCGAAAGAGTTAGCGTTTGCTACTCTGTCACGACATCCGAGTTCAGCAAACCAAAACGCCATAACTGTATCTGTCTTTTGGCTTTTTGGTGCATCTGGGTACCAGGTTACTAATTGTTCAACAAGCGCCTTTAAACCTTCAGAGGCATGAGTTGATGGGAACTCAATGAGTGCGTGACCATCTTGCCAACCGTGGAATAATGTCGTCAGGGATGCAACCCCGAAATCAGTGTCCCATTTGTTTTGACCTGTGTGATGTTCTCGTAGCATTGCACCCCGTGACGAAAGGTATTCTCGTACCTCACGGTCCTGAGTTAACATTGTTTGGAAAGCATTTTTCTCAACTCGCCACTCAGAAATCTGGTAATCATCTGTCCAGTTTTTAATTAAATCTCTTATCTCATCTGGCTTCATACCAGCCACATTTGATACATCTATCAGATAACGCTTTTGGGTAGATATATCTAAACCTAAACAAACGGCTGCGGTATATCCTGAACCTGCTGGGTCAAGCCCTGCAACCATAGTAAGTCCATCCATACCGTTTGGTCTTACACCAGCCTTGCCTTTTGGTATGCGACCTATATTGCGAGCGCCATTAATAATTCCTTTAATAGCCTCGGATGGAAATGCTGAATCTTCATGAACTTGTTGTTGCTGATAAACCATTGCCCATAAGTTTGGCGATAGTCGTGCTCTGCGTTTATGTAGAGCCTGTCCATCCCACTTACGGTATAGACCATCAGCATCTGGTTTACCTACACCTGAGATTGGAGGTAGGTTAGTTCTTGCCCAAAGGGTTACCCATTTTTCAGGGTCTTCATCAAACTCTAATACTGCAGGTTGAGCAAAGTAAGTCCATGGGGATGTTTCATCTGGATAGCGCATAGGGTCACGCAATTCAGAGTATAAATCTCTTGGTCGTAGGCGGGTGCCTATAATTAAAAGTTTGCCTCCATTGTCATCAACACGGGACATAACTTCAGATTGAATCCAGTCAATTTGCTTTTCATATTCATGGGCGTTGGTATTGTCAACACAGTCATCCATGATAATCAAATCTGCACGAGCACCGTAAATATGACCCCTAATACCGACAGCCTGTACGGTGGGGTCCTTTTCGCCAGAGTCACGAGCCTCTGAGGATAAATAAATTAAGTCCTGCTTCCATGAATCAGAATTCTTTTCAAAGCCCCCTGGAGGTCCAAAGGTTAGTTGTAGGTCCTGATACTTAGGATGTGTTAGTCTGTTCTTAATGGAGAGCAGGAACTTTTGCGCCATAGCCTGTGTCTTAGACACAATCATGATTCTGATGTTAGGGTTTTGGCAAATCCGATATACGGCATAGTTAACCGTAATTGTTGTTGACTTAGCATGCTCAGGTGGAGTATTTACAATAAGTAAATCTTGGGCACCTTGTTCGTAGGTTATAGCAGGATGTAAGTCGGTTGGCTGTCTACTCTCAAGTAAGTCAATCCAGTGTTCTTGATGCTTGAAAACTTTAGTGCCGAGGTATTTCTCGGAGAATTCGGGGAAGGGTGGTACTTCCCCTCTAGCATTGCCTATCTCACCTCTTGCGGTCATAGACCGCACCTTGTCTACAGCAAGAGCAAAAGATGGGTCTACCTTACGGTAGTACTCATAGGTCTTAATAGACCTACCTACGGCATCCATAGCCTTTTGAGTTGAGTAGCCTTGCATTAAAAAATCTATTACTTGCTTTTTGATAGCATCACTTTTATGTGAAGCAGAGGTTATGCGTTTTCTTTCCATAGGTTCTCCAAGGCGGACTGCAGGGAGCCTTGGGCTAAAAACCTAACCGAAGGGCGAAGTCCAAACGAAGCCCGAAGGTTAGGGCTAATACTAGTGGCGACCCTTTGGGGTCGCAGTTATTGTTCGGAGGCTCCGATAATTTTGCCTCCTCACTTATACTATAGGTGTCCAGAAGGTCCTTAGCGGACACTTCTGTCCATGTGATTTACGCCACATATTAGTAAATCAAGCAAAACCGCAGGTCAGAGCCACATTTATGGGGGGCGAGGACTAGCAAAGTTATGTAAGTAGATACATACACACACATGCTGGCTATTTTTAAAAACCCTGGGGTGCAGATTTTGCACCTCGCTCTGCACCTTGCAAAGTGTTTAAACAAAGTTGCATGCACTTAGCAAAACAAAACTAGGGAAAGGCAGTACTGGCAGGCGGTGAGGCACTGACTGCTTTATCCATAGCGCCCGCCCCCATGTAGTAATCGCTAAATGTTTAAACGCATCCACTAAATGCTACTGACCAGTAGCCTCTAAAAGCAGTTGTTTAATATTGTTTCAGCGCATGCAACAATTTGCGATGGCTAAAAGCAGTATAAAATACTGACTTTGTGATATTACTGGCGAGTAATAAAATCAGCGCCCGATTACTACCCTTGGCTAAATCCCACTCAATGGCTAAATCTTTAAGTGTTTAGACACGCAAAAAAGCAGTATAAATCAATGGTTTTTTGAGGATTGTTGAATTTTGTTTAAACATCCCGTACTTTTCTCCCATCGGCAAACTGGTGCCGATATGACTGGAAAGGTTAAATGCAATGACTGCTACAAATGCAGATGTTGTAAAAGCAAAGCAAACTACCCGTTTGCGCAAAGTTATCTGCTTAACCGATAACTACATCGCAAGAATCTCACGCTCCACAATAATCACCTTTGGCGCTCCAATTTGCCCAAGGTGTCGCCAAGCCATGACTGAGGCAGGTAATCGCTAATGACTACCTTCGGAATGGAATTTGAGGTGCAAGGTGTGTCAGTTCGCAAAGCACACCAAGTACTAAATGAGGGCGGAATTGTTTGCGATTTGCCTGACCGTACTCACAATCTAAATCCAAATTGGAAAGCCGTTTATGATGGCTCAGTTTCAAATGGTGCTGAGGTAGTTTCTCCAATCCTCAATGAAAGCCGTTTAAACGAAGCAGTGGCAGTTGCCAAAATTCTCAAAAAAGCAGGAGCACGAGTTGATACTGCTACTGGGTTTCATGTCCATATTGGAATCTCAGCCTTTGGCAATGCTACAAATTCTGCACTCTCTCAATTTGTGCTGAATTACTACTCGATGCACCATGCAATCGGTGCACTAGTTGCACCTTCTCGCCTTCGCAATCAATACTGCAAAGTGCTTAATCAGCATGAGGCGGAGGATGTTGCCAGTTATGTTGATAATGGCGGATTACGCTCCCCAAATGGTAATCGCTATGTTTCGCTTAATCTCGAATCAATAGACCGCCATGGCACCGTTGAGGTGCGTTTACACCAAGGCACCTTAAACGGTGTTAAGGCTATCGCTTGGAGCCAGTTCATAGCAGGGCTTATTGAAATCAGTAAGCAAGGCGTGAATCTAAATTTAAATGATGCGCTGAATCCTTGGGCAGACCCTCGCTCAAGAGATGCCGAATCATGCGCCACCCTGCTTGATACCTTGGTTAGTTTCAGTTGTTTAAACGCCTCGACTGCTGACTGGCTAAAGAATCGGGCACGCACCCTCAAGGGGTAAGCGTGGAGCCTGCCCCTAGTGGGTTTAACTTGGGTGCAATCCCCAAGGCAGGCGCTAACACTTTGGGAAATTCTCAAAGTGTTTAAACGAAAGGACTGGACTATGCAAAACTTGCTACCTTGGTGGCTCACTTGGATAGATGGAAAAGCAATTCTATTTATCGGGCTATCAATTTGGGCAGTGCGCAAGGCGCTTATCAGTGGAGGAAACTATGACCAAAGATAGCGATTGTTTAAACGATAGAGTAATTTGCGGTGATTGCTTGCGACCTGATTGCAAGGGATGCGAGTACTAAAATCTTGGTGTGATACAATTCATGCCATAACTACTACAGACTGGAGAAAATATGTGCGGAATAGCGGGATGGTGTTTAAACCCTAAACACAGCAAGACCGTAAGCAATGCTGACCTTACTGGTCAAATGCTTTACGATATTGAACACCGAGGCACTGATGCCACAGGTGTTGCTTGGATTAATCCAAAAACTGGTAGGCGTGTAATTCGTAAAGCGCCTATCTCTGCCAGTAAATTTGTGCCCAACGCTGGCTCTACCTTATGCGCTGGCGCAACCACTGCTATCTTGCATACAAGATACGCAACCCAAGGCTCTCCAAAGGAGCAAGGCAACAACCACCCAATTCCACGAGGCAAGATTGTGCTCACACACAACGGACACATCAGCAATGACAGGGAGTTGTTTAAACAGTTAGGTGTGCCTCGTGTTGCGCAGGTAGATTCCGAGGCAGTTGCTGCACTGATTGCCTTCTCAAAAGATAAACCTTGGCAAGCATTAACCGAGGTGTATGGCACTGCTGCACTGGCTTGGATTACAGCAAATGACCCACGCCATCTACATCTAGCCCGTTTAAATTCATCTCCCCTATGGATTGCACAGGCTAACACTGGCTCTTTATTTTATGGCTCCACCAAGGAAACCGTAGAAAATGCCTGCATCATGACCGATTGTGATATTGATTGGATTCATGAGGCGCAGGAGGGTGAGTACTTTCAAGTCAAAGATGGTCGCATCATTAGACACGAAACATTCAAGCCTGCAAAGCGTGAGGTGTTTAAATGGTATGACACATACACAAGCACCAAGGAATTGGAAACCGATATGGATTGGTATGGCAGATACAACCAATACAAGGCAGACAAGTATTCAAAGTGGTGGGACAAGCATGACGAGTTCCTAAACTTCTAACCGTTTAAACAGAAAGCCCCCGCTTGCGGCGGGGGTTTTTCTTTTTGTTTAAACAACATAACAAAACCAGGGACAAATTCCAGGGGTCTGGAGCCTGCTGTTTAAACAACAAATAAATTTTTGCCGCAGGGTCTGGTCTTCTGATGTGTATTGTTTAAACAACTAACTAAATTATTTTTAAAAATCTTTTCTAATATCATTGACATTAATCTAATTAAGCGTAAACTTAGGACTGTAGCAACACTGCTACACAAACTGATTGGAGAAAGTAAATGTTAGGAACCGACTTAATCGCAATAGCGATTGCGTTGATTGGCTCTACTGGCGTGATGATTCTAGCCATTAGAAAGAATGTGCAACTAGAAAAAGAAAACGCATGGTTGCGTGAACGAGTAAACAACTTGCGTCAACAAGTATCAACCGTGGTTGACAAAGAGTTAGGTGTTTAAACATGAGCACCTATGAAGGTTGGAAAAACTACGACACTTGGAACTGTGCGCTGTGGATTAACAATGACTACGCACTGTACCTATCAGCACGCCTATTCATGAGCGCATATAAAGGCACAAAGCCTTATCGTGATTGGGTCAAGGTGGCAGGGTTTGAAAATGATTCAACCAAGGATGGTTGTAAATGGCTTAGCAATAAATTATCCTATGCTGAACTTAACAACATGATGAAGGAGTTAAAGCAATGAAATCACCTGCGTCATCAATGAAGTATGCCACTGCAAAGTATGAAGCGGTGCAAAAACTTATTGCAAGTCATCGTGATGAATACGAAACAATCTTTAATGAGGCAAAGTTAAAGTATGGAATTACGCCACGCTTAACCACTGCCCAAAAGATTGAACAACTGGAAAAAACTATTGCCGAACTGAAAGGTGTAAAGCAATGAACAGTACATGCACGCAATGCGGTAAAGATACTGACCTCATGCTTGCCTTCACCAAGTACCAAGTATGCGGTGATTGCACACGATACAACCATAGGCACGCAATGGAACCAACCATCAACGACCTAATTAAAAACCAACTGGAAGGAGTAGGTAGTGAAGGTTAAAAAAGTGTTAGAGGAACTAAACAACATGCCATTGGAGGCTGACTTAGCCATCGCATGGTATACAAAGGAACATGTAGAGGAAAATCTACAAAGAAAAATTACTCGTGAAGTGTGGGAGGATGTTTGCGATTACGCATGCGGTGAACCTGACATGAGTGATTTCTCCATCCAATATCTCATTGAAAAAATGGAGAGGAAGGAGGTATAAAAATGACAAACTCTAAAGAAGTGCAAGGCGTAATAATCAAGCCTGATGGTACGCACATAGAGAAAGTGTTTAAACAATTAACTGATTACCAAGATGCAATCGATGGATACATCGAGGCGGTCAGACTCTATGACTACAATGGATTAGAGGTAGCGTGTGCTTATGTGGATGATGAAGGTTTACCAAAGCACCTACCTTTGAATCCACTAGCCAGTGCAATCTCTTTTCTGTTTGGTAATACACCTTACTTAACAGGCAATGTAGTTATTGTAGGTAAATCAAATGATGAAGGTAATGATACCGACATACCTGAATATTTATCTACGCTAATTAAAAACATCAGCGCCAAGCAAGAGGCTGTGTCATGAAGTTAAGAAAGTTAATCGCCATGTTTATTGTTATTACTTTAAGCGTGGCGATTGACGATAAGTTTTTTGATAAATCTTATGTGCCAGTGGCACCATTACCAAAGGGTGAGAATATTGCTGGCACTGTGGTTGTTTTCTACGAGAATGAATATCAAAAGCACGCAATAGATTTGCTTACACAAATGAATAAACTAGAGGAATGGACATGTCTGTATACACTATGGACAAGAGAGTCAAACTGGAATCCCAAAAGTTTAAACAAAAAATCGGGAGCCTACGGTATTGCTCAGTTTATGCCAGCAACATGGGCACTTGTAGATGCAAAGAAAACAAGCGATGGTTTTGAACAAGTTGAACTTGGACTTGCCTACATAAAAAGAAAATACGGAGGCAATATCTGCAAGGCGCTTGGAAGTAATCTTGGAAGGGGGTGGTACTGATGGCTAATGAGGCACTTATCCGTGAATTAACTTTTCATTTAATTGACGAACACTTTACTTGGTCAGTGGAGGATTGCAAACCAGCAATCTTGCGTGATGGAATTAAGTGTGAAGTTATATTAAAAACCTTATTAGATTATATGATTGGAGCAGGATATGTTAACCCGACCAAAGTTTCATAAAGTAATAAACGAAAAGGTTTATGAAAATGGAACGGCGACTTATGTGTTGCGCTATGACCATGAACTGTTTAAACAAGCAGCATGTGTAGGTATCAACACAGAACTATTCTTCCCTGTTGAGGAAAAAGATAACCCTCAATACATCATACAAAAACTATGTAGTGCATGCCCGATTAGAGAAGCGTGCTTAGAGTGGGGGTTGGCTCACGAAAGGTACGGAACTTGGGGTGGCACTACTGCTAGAACACGAAGCACTATCAGGAAAATAAAAGGTTGGGTAGTACATGAGATTAATTTGCCCAAGCCAAGGATATGAAGTAGGCTATGGTACGAAGCGCTCGCCTAGGTTCCAGTCCCGAAGCGGGCGCTTTCTATAATTTATAGGCGTTGTGCATTAACATAAATATTTCATTAGACAAATCATCTAAAGTCCCATCGTTGTAGACAACATGTTTAAACAAATAATTATCCATTGCATGCTCTGATATATGAGTATTAACTGGACTATGACCGTGGCGATTGATGCGCCATACATCTCCGCCTCTTTCTTGAATAGCATTGGCTTCATTAGGAAAGCGCACATCAGAGAACACAACTCGTTCATATTCTTCTGCTCGTTTAAACGCTTGGTCAATCCAAAATGTTTCACCAAAAATATTTCTACCAACATCAGTGCCAAAGACTTGAAGCAATCTACGCACCTCGGTATTAGCCTTGGCTATATCCCAACCATAATCCTCAACCAAATCAGCAACACGATTGAAGCCATCAACCAATGGGTTCAGTGTGTATATCGCATCACGCATAGGTAATGCAAAAGAGATGCGCTTGAATCCATAGTTTAAACATAGCAATTCCGCAACAGTATCCTTACCACTGCGTGCATACCCACTCAATCCAATAATCAAAACTCAACCCCAATCCATATAAAAAATAAATCTATATCAACATGGTATCTATCAATTTCAAAACCAATAGCAAGGCGCTTAAAAGACAAGCCAAAATACAGCCATAAATTTTTAATCTTTATTTCTTTATTCATTATTTCCAATTCTTCATTTGAATATAGCAAACATACCAGCCCGTATAAAATGCAAGCAGGCACCACAATGGATTAATAGCCCTCATTCTTCCTCCTGATTTTTTATCTCTGCCTGTGCTTCTGCATTACTACGAACACGCCTACGCCCACGCCAAATAGGTGGCTCACCACCAAGCCTGTCTTGTAGTTTATCCAAAGCACGCTTGACACGCTTGCGTATGGCTTCATCACTTGCACCGTAGGTTTCGGCAAGTGCTGCAAAATCCATACCACCATTGCCATATCGCATCCGTAGTAAATCTTTATCGTTCTTGTTTAAACGAGCCAAACCTGCAGCAACATCTGATAACAAGGCTAGTCTGTTGCCACCTTCGGAAGGCTTGCTAGAGTGTGCAATAAACTCAGCAGTCATGTCAGGCGTATCAGTCCAGCCAACACGCTCCCATACATCAGGTAATAACTCGTGCAATACCTGATGGGTATAGTAAAAAGTATCAGACATAGGCGAGCGAGAGTATCTTGTTCTCTCTTTTGCTACATACTTTTGTCCCTCATTGTAAAAAGTTTTACGCAGTTTAAACTTTAAACTTTCTTCTGCTTGCCACTGTTCAATCTTGTGCCAGTGTTCCAATGCCCATAAGGACATGTGTTGGTACAAATCATCAGTGCTTACAAGCCCACGATGAATACGGTTGGCACGACTTGCTACTTGACGAGCAATACTATAGATGGTTTGCCAAACTTTATCTTGTTCATCCATTGGTTGGTTCGTCATTGTACTTCCTTGTTGCTGTCATTAGGTCATCTACTGTAATTAGATAACCCTTACTAAGGTTTGGTGGTATCTCGCAAGTTATTTCTCTACCAAAGTTTTGCACTGCATACCGAAGCGTAGGTGTAGGTACCATGATGACCGATACCTGTAAAACGAAAGCCCAGTATGCAGCCTCCGTAATTGCCAATCCTGAATCTTCCCATGATTCGGTCTTTTTAAAATAGCAGGAAGTTTCAATGTATAAGTTGTTAGTTTTATACCATTTTCTATCTCGCTTAACTTCCACAGTTCTACCTTGGGTGAGCAGTTCTTCGACAAGTTGTTCTCCTTTTCTTCCGTATCCAAAGTCTAAATCAAATGATGAGTTCTTAGCCAAGGTTAAACACCCACTCGTCTGCGTAATCCTTCTGCACCCTCTGCCAAAAAGACATCGTTAACATCTTGATTATCAGGCATGAACACAGGAAAAACATTATCTAGTTCTCTGCTTATAGTCTTAGCCATCTCACGCCCTGCATTATCACCATCACAAAACAACATAATTTTATCCCAGCCATCAAGCACACGAGAGTAAAATGGTTTCCAGTTGTTAGCACCAGGCAAGCCAACTGCAATTAATCCAACTTGTGTAGCAATGATGGTATCAATCTCACCTTCACATATAACTAACATGCCATTGTCCCTAGACAATGCAGTTATGTTATAGATATGAGTTGATGCTCCTGGTCTTGAAAGATACTTCGGTCCACTCTCATTGTTTAAACTACGAAAACGAATATCAATTACACCCGATGGCGTGATGTATGGAATAGATAACTTGTTTAGATACAACTCATGTCCTGTTTCAGGATTCTTCACGAAGCCTAGGCGGAACATACGAGCCGTTGCCTCGGTTATACCTCGACTCTCTAGGTATGGTAGTACTTCTCCTAGATTTTTTTCGTAGTTCTCCGTTGCTTTCGCCAGTAATTCCCTCTGCGATTTTGAGAGCCTCGCCATAATTAACTCCTTCTCGTTTCATGATAATTGAATAAACATCTCCAGCCATATCGCAAGCAAAACATCTAAAGCCACCGCCATCAATGTTTACACGAGCCGATTTAACATGGTCATTGTGGAACAAGCAACGAACTGATTGCCAGCCTCCACGATTACTTGGAATAGTAAAACCATAATGTTCTAGTATCTTTACGATACTGTGCTTAGAGGTTTGGGAGGACATCGCTGAGCCTTTGAACAACATAAGCATCTCCTATTCCTTTGTTGCTTGCTTTAATAATCACCAATGGTGTTGGTGCAACTGCAAGTTTCTTTTGTTCTTTGTAATTTTCTGCTTCAATCTCTGCTTCTCGCAACCAACCTGATAGGTCAATGCGACCATCACGCCGTGGTGCTTTGGCTTCTACAACATAACTTCCATTTACCCCAGGAACAAAAGCATCGCCAACATCATTGCGCCCAGCACGAGGTAGGCGTTGAGCGTTTAAACCTTGGGTCATAAACCAATCAACTAAGTCTATCTCAAAGTTTGCACCTCTGCGTTTATTACTCTTTTGTAGACTCACGCTCTTTCCTTTCTGTTGCTTCTACTGCTGCCCAATACAGGTTATAGAAAGGACCATCAAAAGCAAATCGCTTCATGTGTTTTGCTATAACTCCAGTGTGTGCATGTATTGATATACCTGCCTTTCTAACCTTGCGGAAGAAGGCAATGTCTTCACCAATAAATCTTTCACCTCGTTCGTTGTTCTCGCCAAACCAAAAGTCCCCTGGATATTTTTCATTAAGCGCTGTTAGCACACTCTTGTGCATAAGAATTAATCCCATGCCTGCATTATCAACCTTGAGGATTTGATTCTTAGGCAGAGGATGAACATAGGTAATCTCATAATCATTATCTGTTTCATTAAATATGCAAGGCATTGGCTGCATCAATGAACCTTCCATCTGTTTAGATATAAAATAAACACCACACATTATGGGGCGAGCAACCTTATCTGCTGCATCCCACAATGTTTTTAATATCTGTTGTGTTAATTCAATATCAGAATCAATCCATAATGCCCAGTCAGTGCCAACCTTTTCCCACATTTCAATGGCTGCTTGGCGCTGTCTTGCTATCTGATTACCCTGTACACGAATAGCATTGTTAACGGGTACTCCAACGGTGTGAGCATGAATGATTGTATAAACTAAACCTTCTGTAAACTTGCCATCAGTAGTGCCGTTATCACACCATATAATAGAAAGCGTTTCCTTAGTGCTGTGTGCCATGTTGTTTAAACACTTTCTGTGATTGGTCCAAAACTATCATTGCGTGTTCTGCGAGTTCTTTAAATGACTCGCTCATTACTGCAAGTCGTTCTGCGATTTCTTCTCGGCAATCTGCCCCGTGTTCTTCTCTGAGATGTACAGCAAGTTGACCCACATAGTCAGCAAACTGGATTGACTCAAGCCAAATTGCGGAGGGATTGAAGATTTTGTTTGTTGCTTCATCAATATGTTCCACAAAGTTTGGAAGTTCACTCAGTAGATTTTCCTTCACTGGCTGTGGTAGGTCCGACTGCATTATCGCTTTCTCCACCATCTTCGGGTTGATTGAGATGCTCTCCGCTGTAAAGTTTTTTATGCTCTCGCTGTGTAAGTTCTTTAAATTCTTTTGTTTCCGTTTCTTGCCAAACATAGGTCCTCCACCCCACTATCCAAGTAAAGTTCTTAGGTAAAAATTTCAACTGATTTTTCATATCTTCAATAAGTGTTTCGGTAGGAACAACTACGCTTTCACTCTTGTCTGAACCGAGTAACTCACCCATGTTTTCTACTAATCTAAGTTCCCAAGTCATTGTGTTATTGCATCCTTTATCTGCATACTGGCTGGGTCGTAGATAAGCCAAACAGGTGAAGCACCGTTAGCATCGGCTGGACCGTATCTATTTTTAACAGCACACACGCCCATGGTTGCAATCTGTCCGTGCACTGTAAGTATTAACGAAGGAGTTTGTGCAATTTTTCCATGCAGTGCTGAACGAGGTGGGCAAGGATTACCAGTAACACCTTCACTAGTGTGATGGCATACAACTACAGCAGCACCAGTATCTCGTGCCCACCATTTAAGTTCACGCATGAGGGTGCGTAGACCACCCCATTCGTCTTGTCCGTCAAGCGTTACATCAACTGCATTATCAAGCACAATCAATTCAACATCTTTACCTAGGCGTTCACGGGCTGCAAGTATTGCATCCTCAATATCCTTAAGTGCAGGTGCTGAATCAAATTCCCACATTATGTGGTCTGCTGGTTTCAACATTTGTGCTGCCCACTCTCTATCTGATTCCATCATAGGTTCAACCTCTGCTTGTGTTCTGTTGGTTAACATTGCAAGCAAACGCAAACTCATAGTGTGAGAGTGAGTATCTGCAGAAATGTAAAGAGTTGGAACCTTTGCATGAACTGCAAGAGATAAAGCAAATGTAGATTTACCAGCCCCTGGTGGTCCTGCGACCATGCTTACTTCGCCTCGCCGAAATGCTATCTGCTGGTCCAGTAAAGAGCGCCATACTGTTGGCAGCGTGGCACCACCTTGTGAAGCAGTCCTGATTGCACGAGAAAGTAAGCGCATTGTTTATGCAGGAACCTTATTTTGGCAAGCCTGACCTTGTGGTTTAGGGCAAGCATAAAATGCCTTGTATGGGCGACCAGTAGATTTAGCAATACCTGCTGGAACAAAACGCATAGTGCCACCACCACATGCACAATCAGGTGCACCTGCTGATGGAGTTGCAGTTGGTGTTGAGCCAACTACTTGTGCATTAGGAAAAGCATTTTTAACTACTGCCATTCCTTCGGTTGTTTTTTCTAAATCAACTAACGCTGCAAGGCGCTCACTGATTTGGCTCATTAGTAAATCAAGTTCAGCACCATCTTGGGCACGAAGGTTAATCAACATGCCATCCTTTTTGGTTTTGAAGTTGATTTGTATTGGTGTATTTTCACTCATTTGTTTCTCCTAGTTCGGGGTATTTGTGTGATTCTATACCTTTTACTGCATAGCAGGCATGATTAACGGAACATGTACCACACATAAAACCAGGTTGTGGTATGAATATGTTGTTGTCAATCGCAACTTTGAACCCACGCAAGTGGGAGCCAAGTCTATTTTCAGTGTAATGGTCTAGGTCTACGGGGGTGGTTAATTCCCCTGTGCGTGCCATAAAGTATGCGCCTTTGGTTGGTCGCACACCCATAACTTTTTCGCACATGACGGCGTAGGTACCTAGTTGTGTATAGGTGATTGGTGCCCTTGTAGATGTTTTAATATCTATGACGGTAAGTTCGCCGTCAGGAGATACCATTAATCTGTCAAGAAATCCTTTCATTGGTACTCCACTAATTTCAACATTTAGTTCTGTTTCAATAGCAAAGTCACCACCTGAAAGTTGATATGGAGTGTATGGATTTTCTTGCTTACGCCATTCAATCCAGTTATGGAACATTTTAGGTCCATTGTCTAGCCACCAAGATTCATCCTCTTTGTTTGGATATTGTCTAGTGGCTTTGCCTCCTGCACGGAAAGGCATACCGTTGTTAGCCATGTCGTAGTTCTTTCTCCAATAATCTACAAACACTGCATGACAATCAACATCTGCGATTGCCTGCATTTGTGGCTCCATACGGTCATACCATTCGGTACACTCGTGCACAGATTTACCCCCTACAAGCCAGTAGGATGGGTTCTCAGGCACTTTCTGTATTCGGGAAAGATAGTACGACCAACCACAATTAAGCCATGTACTCATGGCGCTGTGGCTGATGTAGGGCTTTCCAGTTTTTTCTTCAAGTGTCATAGCAATAGGTGAGTTTACATGCACCTCACTCCTCTATTCAGCGACACGCCGATATAATTACAAATATGTAATTTTAAATTTTATCTGACTATACTCCTGTTCGTGCAGAACGGGAATAGTGTATGTGGTTGCTGAAGCGTCAGCGAAAGCAACCCTCTGCAAAGCAAGATTATAGCGGCATACCAACCCATGTTTGTCCTTGTGGTTCTAAGTTAATTAAAACTATTTGCATCTTTGAAGCAGGTGAAATTGCTCTTTGGTTTACAGAAGCAGAGTGTGGATTATGTGGCGCAAAACTTACAGCCCCTACGCCAGTGGATGTGTGTTAGTATTAATTAGTTAGATTGCACTGGGGAGTGCAGTATGACTGATTACCTACTCTAGGGAAACAAAAAAAGCCCCCGCTAATCAAGATTTCTCTTGACTGCGGGGGTCTTTTGTTTAAACAGTATTAAATTATTCGGAACCTAAACCGTATTCTTTCTCGGTCTTGTCAGCCCACTTAGCAAGTGGTGCTGCTATGGAGCCAATCAGGATTGCATATTCAGGTGCAAGGTCAGCAGCCAGTGCTAATCCCATGGTTACGGCTGATGCTAGAACAGCACGAAGATAAGACTTAACTGCAGCCTTAGTCTTTTTGCTTTTTAGTTTAGCGATTAGGTCTTTCATGTTTTGCCTTTCGTTTAAATTGCCTACTTTTTTTTTGGGTTATTGCTTATTGTTTCGGCAATTATTTGTTTGGTTAGGCTTGGTTGATTTTTCCACCAGAACCAAGGGCTGGTATCTTTTGCAAACTCTGGTCTGATGGAGATGTGCAGATGTTTGTTATGCGGATTACTACCCGTATACTTTCTGTCACCTTGCTTTGCTTTATCCCTTGACCAAATTTTTCCACAGAATATGAGATAACTAACTCTGTCATCATCTTTGAGTTTTTGAAATATCTCCGCACAGTCAATGCCATGCTTTGGGTCATGGGTTAAGTCTACTGCAAGACCTGTATTATGGTCTGAATTAGGACTTGCCTTTAAGTGTGTTGCCGAAGGCAATAGCCCATCAGATGCTTTCTTGCGCAGGGGTGATAGGGCGGTTGCTTGGCGCAGGACCGCTATGGCAGCAGGGCTTGCAACCTTGGCAACTTTTGGTGTACTCATGCCTACCTTCTTAAAGCCTCTTTAACTAACTCGGTCAGTAATTCTACCTTCTGCTCTAGCGCATTGACGGTATCTTTTAGGCTTGACCCACCATTGGGTTTAAGTTCTGACAAGTAGTGCTTTGTCAAATGCTTTACTCCCATGGCTAGTGCGCCAACTAAAGTTGTTATAGATACTGCAAGTGCAGCCCAATCAGCAGGGGTCATTACGGCTCCTTATATTATACGACAGTTCTTGCCGTGATTTGAATGATGCCACCCCATCCAGTGAAGTTTCCATTTGGTGGTGTGGTACGAGTGAAGGTTACTTGTTCTATCACAGCCTCAATAGGTTCACCATTAGCCGTGAAATCTTGGATGATTACAGTTTCGCCCTGTGCTTCCATTTGCTCAAGTGCTTGAAGGCGACCAAGGGCATATCCTTGAAAGCCCATAATGTTCTTAAGACGGTCACGCTCAGAATCAAAACAAAAGAGAGGAAACTGAATAAGACGAGCACGAGTAGGAGTAGGCAAAGCCTTAACAGAGTAACCAGACATAACCGCACCCGTTGTTGCAGTGGTGTCGTTACGGTTAAGTCGGAATTTAAATTGCGCTTCAACGCTAACATCGCTAAAAACCGATGATAAGTCGTAGTCATAATCTGTACTGCTTCCTTGTTCTACTGTTCTAAAAGACTGTGCAACCCCATTTTGGACACGGAAAATATCAATATCACCATTGAGAGCGCTTTCGGTTCTTATTTTTAAACGCTTCCATGCTTTGTTTTCAAGGGTTTCATAACGAATAATACCTGTAGTTAACTCACCTAATTCTAGTAACTCAGTAGCATGTTCAATAAATAATCCATCACCATTTACACAAAAGGCTACACGCCCATCGCTTAGATTAGCAACGCCTTCAACTTTACCAGTTACACTATCTCCATAAACATCAGTAGCATAGGCATAGCCTCCACCAGTTAAAGGTTGTGATAAGTCAACACGATAGATACCAGAGTTACCACCTACGCCAGAGTCAACTCCAGCATAAATAAATTTACTGTATGCACTCATTTTAAACACACCTAATGATGTTTTAAATACAAGTGGTCCGTAGGATAAATCTCCTACTTCATTAGCAATAGCAACTCTCAATCCTTGGCTAGTTCCCAAAATTACATAGGTACCAAGGTATCCAAATAATCCAGTAATCTGTTCTCCACCAGGTAATGTGATTACGCTGGTCATAGTATTTAAAGTACCGTCATCTGCTACTGTAATCTTGTAAACATTTCCTTGCTCGCCTGAGAATCCACCAATATAGATAGCAGCACCAGCCTCAGTTACCGCTCTAAAGGTATATCCAAGTGGCAAAGTAGTACTGCCATTTACTGGAGTAAGTGTGCTTAGGTTAATAGATGAACCACTATTACGGTTTAATTCATATACAAAAGTACTTTGGTTAACATCGTGATAGCCTAGAATAAAACGATTCTTAACATAACCAATAGTGGCAGTTTGTGCGTTGGCTGCGTTGATTGCATAATCTTGGTGCAACGCAGGAGTGTTTTCATTAAATGAATAACGCCAAACTTTAGTTGGGGTAACCATAATTAAATCATTACCACCCATGGTAACGGCAATAATGTTTTCAGTTAATGATGTGTTGTTTACTATGGTTGTTTCAGCACTATCACTTATTCTAATTCTTAAGACACGGATTGTTTCAGTAGATGCGTACTTAACTAATATTAAATATTCAACACCATCAACAACGGTATTAAATACACGGCTATCACCAGTAACTGCCTCTTGTAAAGTAGTTTTCTTTAATAAAGACATTTGTCCAGGAGTCCATGGGTTAATACCTACTGAACTAGCAAAACGAAAGCGTGCTTCATCAAGGCTACCTGTAATAGGTTCTTGATATGGGCTACCTTCACCTAAATGAAAAGATGATTGTGAGC